TCCACGACCTGATGGTCAACCTTGGCATCCAAAAAGCCCTTGAGCTTTGAAATAGGAACCAGGCTTACTGCCTGGCTTTCCCAAGTCATGGCCTGCGCAGGGTTCCCCGCCACTCTCCGCGCCAGATAGTAGCGAGTCACCGAAGTGGTGCGCTCCACATCCCCCAGATAATTCACGACGTTGGCCTTGATGCCAGCTTCCTCCCAGGCTTCCTTTATCGCGTTGGCCTGAAAAGTCATTTCATCTTCGACTTTGCCCTTGGGGAACGTGTTTTTGTATCCCCCAAACTTGTTCGTGGGCGACACCACCCAGACCCGGCCATCAGTCTCCACAATGATCAGCCCTGACGCGGGCAGCTTGCCGATGGGGCAGTGCAGGGCAGGCTCGACCAGGTCATCCATCACACCGTCAACGTAGTCCCACTGGTCGTCCGACTCGGGCGGTGTCCAGTCAGAGAACGGGATGCCGTTCAGCGACTCGGGCATGGCGCACCCAGGCGTGATCGTGGCAATAGCGCCAGGGTCACCCAGCGCCTCGACGTTCGCTACGCTCGGGCTGTAGATCGGAACCTGTTGGCCTTTGTCGCCAGGCTTGGGGTGATAAGCCTTCGGTTGCGGCTTGGGCGCGCTACTGAACAGCGACCCAGACGAACCCCCATGACCGACCCACAACGACGACTGTGGCGCTTTTGTTGGCACGGATGCCGGAGTTTTTGGAAAGCCGTACTGTGGAGCCTTCACGCTGGGCGCAATGCCAGATGACCACTTGGCCGGTGGCTTGACCGCTTTCACCCGTTTGTCCTCATTGGGCTTGACCACCGTGCCGTCGGCCTTTGTGTAGCCAGGGATGTGGGACTTGGCGATGGATTCGGATACCAGCAGGACGGTCATAGCTAACTTTTCCTGTCCGTGTCGGTCAGTATTTGCGTGACGTTTTTGATGTTCCAGCCCATCTTCATCGGCATGATGATGTCGTCATCGTGCTTCATGGCCTCGAACGTTGACCAAAGCAGCCAGTCGAACAGCACACGGTACGGGTCATCTTCACGGATTACCCTCTCGGTAATCCAATAGGTGCCAAGTTCAACCATCAGCTTAGAACTCAAACCGCCGTGGCGTGTATTCCAGCCAACTATCCCAACATAATCCTTGTTGTCGCCAGAAAAGACTGCTGAGAACTCCCGGCCTCGAATGTCCACCAGCTTGATCATCTGCTCAGGGAGCAGTTCGCCGCGACTTCGCGCCATGATCCAGCCGACGATGCTCTCGATGAATTCTCCCAGAATACGCTCTACAACCGTGGGGCTGCCCAGATAGTTGATGTTCAGAATTTTGGAGAATGATGCCGGAGCATCGACGTTCTTTTTTAGTTTAGCCATGACAGCCCCTTTAACAAATCGCAACGAACAAAGGCAAGGGATTTGCCCAGCGCCGCCAGCGCATCCACCTCGGCCAGAAAGCCCGCGTGAGGGGGAAGCATCAGTAAATCAAGTGTAAGCCCGTTCGGGTCTGCTGAGTTTCCTTTTTTCACACCCAGCACCACAAAGCGCGCTCCCATCAATGTGGTTACCTCCATTTCCTGATTTTTATTCGGCTCCCATATATGGTGACCATCAGCATCAACCTTCTTGCCGTTGTATTTTCCAGTTCCATACGAGTCAAGCGCCTTGGCACCTTCGGCATAACGGATGTTGAGAAACGCCTTACTCGCAAAATGGCCCTGATCCCCCCAATTCTTGAAAATTGAGCAGCACATCCCATCTGTGTTCTGGAACACCAGGCCCGGCCCCTCTTTTTCAACTTGGCTTTGCATCGCTGAATCCATGCTCATCCAGCGGCTAATGACCGTTCCCTCTTCATGCTCAACCGCCTCGGAATACGCCGCATTTGTCAACTTGTTCAACGGGACACCTTTGGCGCTTTGTGTTAACCCTGCTGACCAGTAGTGGTTGTGTACGTCTCCGTTACCAAGGACAGAACCAATCCACCCTTTCAAATTGGCAGAGGCAGCATTGAACCAAGAAATCGCTTTGTTTTCTGTTTTTTGCTTGAAGTACAGCGTTTTTGCTGGGATGAGGCTGGCAATTGCATTGGCCCCAACATGGCCTAGTTTGAGCCAGTAGCCGACAAGCTTATCGGGAGACACGGTTTTAATTGTCTCGCCAGGGCTGAAATAACCGGCATTAATGGATACCTCTGAAGCCGTCCCGCCACCAAAAAACGGCAAGTTCAACATCTGAAGGGCTGGAGCCTTTGCAGAACTAGCCAGGAGGTCACACAACGCGACCCACTGATTTTTTACCGTTTTTGACAAATTGTCTGTAATTGGCAATTTCCCAAGCGATGCGCCGGTGACCTTATCAACCGAATTAAATTGGTACTTCTTTAGTGCAGTCAGGTTTCCAGCCGCAGCCAAGGCATTCATTTCCTTGAGAGCTTCCGTGTTTGCCGCATTGAAATGAGGACTACTCGATAACCCTTTTCCAGGCCCGTAATAATTCGCGTAGTCAACCAGAGGCGGCAGGCTCGACACATCAACCGGCAAATTGGACTCATCGACCGTTTGCTTCGCACCGCTCCACTGATCAACGATGCCGAACTTCGCCAGGATAAAGGCACGCCGCGCGATCAGCGTCTTGGCAAGCGCGGCCTTGTCGGCATCCGACCCAGGCCCACTAATCTTGCACATTTCCTCAATCTGGGACGGCATCATTTTGTTGAGCTGCACCAGCCCCCAGGACATCTTGTCCTTCGTCATGCCAGCGAACACCGCCGCCGAAGTCGGGTTCTTTTTGGCATCGAGTAGCGTTTCAAGCTCGGGCACCGTGTCCCCAAAGTCAGCGCCTTTTTTGCCGCCCTGCGCCCGGTACACCAGAGCACCACCAACATCAACGTGGACAGCCGCGCCAGACTTGTCGAGCATCAGGTTGTCGTTGGACATGCCGACCACGTCCCAATTTCCAAGCCATGCATCCAGCGCGAACGCATGATGCGCGCCCAGCGCCTGCGCCAGTTGCGATGCCGTGCCCTTGCTGATGCCATCGACCCACTTTGACGCAATGCCGACCTTGCCGCCCTGTTCCACCAGCTTGATGCTCGGCACCGACACCCCGAGCATTTCGTAGAACTTGGCCGCCAGCAGTTCATTCATTGCCACGTCGGTGTCAGTCGGGAATTTGCAGTACCACTCCTGGCCGCTGCTGTCCTTGAACTTGCCGCCGGGGTTGGAGCCTTTCTGCGGCCCGGTATGCTGCCAGCCGTCGATCACCGTGATGGGCGGCTTACCCGCCACCGATTTGACCTGTGATGGTTTGATGGTGGTGCTTGCCGGGCTGGCCGGTGCCGCTGTGGTGAACACGACCTTCTTAGCCTTGGGTAACTGCTTGGCCGCAGCGGTCAAGTCCATCACAAACTTGTGCATGGCCGCGTGCCTTGCCTTCTGCAAAGGAGTACCAGAAAGCGGAACAGCAGCAATATTGCTCAACTTGACGTTGAGCTTAGTTACCGCAATCGAGATGCGCCCCGATTTGTGATAAGTGATGTGTTTTTTAAGCCCGGCAAGCCCACCAGTGACAACTGCAGCCTGTAGTTCTTTGGCGACGTTGGCGTAAAGCGGCCCAAACTTGTCCGGTGAAATTGCCTCGAAGTCGGGCACGACCACGGACTCGAACGGCCCTGGCTGCATGTGCCAGTGCCCATTTTTGAACACCAGGGTATCGCCGTTCACGCCTTGCTTGGTGTCGCCGTCCTGTGGGCCAGGTGCAGCAGCAACAGGAGAGCTTAGTTTTGCGATCTCTTTATCCGTTGGGGATGCCACAAGTGCAGAATGATCGACACAAAGAATCGCCAACTGTGCTGCCGCATCTTCGGGATGCTTGAAGTAGTCGTAAACGCCAGGGTTTCCATTTGGGGTTGTTGATCCAACTTTATAGTTACCGGCTGAATAGGTCACGAACAATTCGTGACCATCCGGTGCAGTGAGCGTTATAGATGGCGAGCCACCATGAACAATATCGCACTGCTCATGCACCCAGCTTGAGGCAGGCGCGGCAGCAGGCGCGGCAGCAGGCGCGGGCTGGGCCACTGGCGCAACAGCGACCGGAGCAGGCGCGCCACCCTGGTACTCATGATCAATGCCGCCGGTGACAAACGAGTATCCGGCTTTTTTCTTTTTGGAAACAAGGTCAGCCATGGCTTTTGATGCCTCGACGTTTGATCCAAAAGTTTTAATCGTCGCGGAGCCTTTCGTACCAATCGACCCGTACTTGGTCTGCATCTGGTTGCCACTAATCGAGACAGACCAAAACTTGTTGTGACCAGGCTCAGTGTTGTGGTACAGGTGCGCAGAGGCGACCACCACAGCAGGCGCGGCAGCCTTGGCATTCTGCGCGCCAAGCCAGTCCTGGAACAGTTTCAGTTTGTGCGGCCCGTAGAAGGAGATGGCCGACGCAACCTCCATTTTCTCGTCCGGGGGCAGCGCATTGAATGCTGCGATTGTGGAAGGCTCAAGCCACTCATCAATGGATTTACCTTGGGCAACTGGTTTTCCGTGAGACACGAAAGAGTGAATGAAGAACGCAACATCATCATTCGTTTTCATGAACTTCTGGTAAGGCGTGTTTTCAGCAGGCGCAGCAGCCACCGGGTACGCCTTCAGCTTCGCATCAACAAACTTATTCGATAGCGGTAAGAATCCAGCCATATCCAAGGCATGAATAACCTCGTCATAAGCCTCCTTGCTGAGTCCAGCGTCAATCAAGTAGGCGCTGGCGATGTCATCAGCCGCATTGTCGTCGTCCGTCCCCATGAGCACCGACTCAAGGCTCTGGTTCACAGGGGCAGCCGCCGCCAGGCTTGGCGATGCTGGAGCCTGTGGAACAGAGGCAGCGACGGGCGGGGTAATCACAGGCGGGGTAGTCACGAACACCTTGGCTGGCTGCGCAACCGGCGCATTGGCCGCTTTGGCGTGCGCCTGCGTGACCAGCACGGCCAGCTTGTCGCCGCCGATCTTGTTCTGCACCTCGGCCATGATGGCCCCGGCCTTGGCTGGATCGCTGGCCGCCATCGCCCCGAATGCCTTGACCTCGCTTGGAGTCGGAACCTGACCGGCCAGCATGTGCTTTTTCCAGCCGGATACAGCCGCCGCCTGCGAAGCCGCGCCTTGCAGCGTCTGGTACTTGGCCTGCGCCAGATCAAGCTGCTGAGTCGGGTGCATGGCATCCCAGCCAGCGCCGTGCTCGGCCTTGAGTTTTTTCAGGGCTTCCTTCTGGTAGAACGACCCACCAGCGAATGCAGCGACAGCGGCCTTGTGGCCTGCGGAGTCGTCCTGGGCGGCAGCAGGCTGACCCGCCAGCAAGCTGTTGATGTAGTCCTTGACCGACTGCTTGAGTCCAGTAGATGGAAGCAGCAAATCTTGCAGCGTTGACCATTGGCCGTCTGCCGCCAGTTTGTCGTAATAATCCTTCAAAGCAGGCACGTCAGGGACAGGCACCAAGATGGGCGGCACTTCGCCATGTTCATCGGCATCAACATACTTGTGCCACCGGCCATTCTTGAATACGAGGTTTGACCCATCCGCCCCAGGCTTGGTGTCGCCATCTTTGGGGCCAGCGGCTGCCTTCTTTTCCAGATACTGAACCCCGGCCTCGGCATAGGCCAGCGCAGCCTTGGCGCTTGCACTGACCGCCCCGGTCAGGTTCTTAACCGCGCTCTTCAGGTCTTGGAGATGCTCATCAGCGATATAACTCTCAATTTCGAGTATTGCATCCTTGAAAGATGGAGTGTCTGGTTTGAGAGGAACGCCGCTGCTGGTGTATTGGATTTCAATAGCATCCTTGATGCCAGCCGCCGCCTTGGCTGACTTGATGGCCGCGTCCTCGGTCGGGTAAAACGTCACTGTTGGAACAAACTGACCAGCATCCGTGTCCTTGAGCGACACGCTGAACTTGCCCGCCATCTTGCCGGTTCCGACGCTTACATACGACTCCAGTCCGTCGCCGGTGAATGTGTGCAGCGGCTTTGCCGTTTTTGGCGCAGGTGGTGGGGCAGGGATGGGCGCAGCGGCCTCTGGTTGAACGACCGGCTCAGGAACAGCCTGCGCAGGCGCAACACCAGCCTCGGTCAGCGCCGCAATGGCCGTCTTGGCCGCCAGCGCCTGCTTCTTGGCGTAGCTGTTGGAGCCAAACGTCATGGCGTGAAGCTGCCCGACATTGCCCGCGTAAGCGGCATCCTTGATGGCGGTGATTTTTTTGTTGTTTGGCCCAGCATTGACGTTGCTGGCGTCGAGCATCAACTTGGCCCACGGCAGCGAGTCGAGCTTGGCCTTGGCATCAGCACTGACCGCGACCAGGGAGCCACCAGCCGCTGCGACAGCTACCGCTGCTTGGCCCGCGACACCAGCCTCTGCGCCACTTGCGGGCTTTGCAGGCTCGACGGCAGGGGCTGCTGGGGTTGCAGCGACTGCTGGGGCTTGTCCTTGCGGGCTTGTTTTGATGGCTTGAGGGGCTTTAGGCTCACTGGTGTTTCCGGTTGGTTTTGAAATTTGTGTCGGAGGCTTCAGCACCATGGCGTGCCCGGCAGACGTCGCTGCGCCGTACAGCATCGCCTGTTTGTCGCTAGAGGCTGCAAAAAACCCGGCCCACTGCGCGTTTGTCGGGTTCTGCCCGGCCATGGCCGACTTCTTCCAGCCCGATACAGCCGCCGCCGAGCTGGCCTCCTGCTGCATCTTTGTCGCGTGCGACAGGATGATTGCCGACTTTTCCTCGGGATGCATGGTGTGAAAGGCGACATTCAAGTCGTTGTGGTCATCGGACACCAACACCTCGCGCTGGTACGGGTCAACCCACTTGCCACTGTGTACGTGACCAGGAACAGTGATCAGCTTGTAATGGGATGCCTTGAGCAAGTCCTCACGGACAAAGAGAATTGCGTTCATTTTTTACCTTTTTGATCATCATTTGTGCCGAGAATCAGCGCGCGCTCTTCATCGAACTCCGGATCTTCGCCATCGAACTCCGCAGGGTTCCCCGCGAGAAAGTGCTGCCTGCCAGTCGTGTCGTCCTTGACGATTGCCCCGCCCTCGCCGGACTCGACCTGCGTCAGCGTGCGCTCGGCACGTTTTTTATGACCCAGGAAGCCCTCCCACGGGATGCCCAGCTTGCCGGACTTGTGATCGACCGTGAAGCCATCAGCGCCGTAGGCAAGCACCTTGCCGGATGACGCGCCGTGCTGCTGGTGGTGAAAGAACACATCGTCGTGCAGGCCGACACCGTGGCTGGCAGGGTGAGGCTTCGGCTCTTCGTCTGGCTGGCTGGCTGCGTCTTGCAGCATGGCGGTCGGGATGGCCTTTGCCATCGGCTGGTCACCCGAGTCGCCCCCAGGCCCGCCGCTGAAGGGCGCAGGCTTATCCCCGCCCGGTTGCCCCTGCTGCGGTTGATCGTCGCCACCACCGGCCTCGTCGCCAGCGTCAGCGCCATCTTGATCGTCCTGCCCGCCCTGATCGTCACCACCGAAGCCCGGAGCCTGCTCTTCAGACTGCATGTCCGGCCCCGGCTGTTGCGCGGCCTGCTGCTCCTGCGACCACGGCCCGATTAGCGACGGGTTCAACGGAGCCTCACCCCACGATGCCGATTGCTCATCAAGCCCCAACTCGGCCCGCATTTCGTTCACCGACATCACCAGCTTTTTGAGTTCGTGCCGTTTGTCCTGGTCATCATCATCCACGCCCGTCCAGCGAAACACATACGAGTCGCCCATTTCAGCCAGAACATAGTCGGTGAAGATGCTCTCGTAATACGCCAGCAGCGGGCGCAGGCCGGAGTCCTTCGATTGCGCCAGCTTTTCAGCCGTGTCCGACCCGCCAAGCGGGCTGGTGTTGCCGCCCGAGAACGAGTCAAAGTTGATCTCGGCAGGACTCATGCCGTAAATGGCGCAGATGATGCTGGTCAGGAAGGTCATCCACTTACTGAACATCATTTCGTTGAATTCGACACCGAAGTTCTCGAACGAAGCCTTGGACTCCTGATCCTTGGACACCAGCACCGGCACCGACCATGAGTTATTCACCCCTTTGACCATGCCGTTCCAGAACCTCTTGAAGCTCGCCAGATCGGACTCGGAGTAGTTGCCAGACAGGTGCAGAACACCTTTAGGGATAGAGTTCTCGGAAAACCCCCGGATGTTGAGCGTCATGGCGTTCAGGAAGCCCGTCACCACCTTGATCAGCAGTTCGGTCTCGGACAGGCCGTAGCCAGCGGTCATCACGTCGGTGCGCGGATTGCGCGGCTCGTAGATCAGGCCCGTGAAGTCGTAAGCGGTACGGATATGGCCCTGAACCACTTGCAGCGCGAACACCTCGTCGTTGCCGCTGTAGCCATCCTCGGAGCACAGCCGGATGGTGGCCCCGTCAACCGCATAAAAGCCGTCCAGGCCCAGCGCCTTGTCGCGTTTGAACTCCGTCTCAATCGGCGTTGAGTCCATCGACAGCGAGTCGCGCACCGACAGCGCCATGAACTGGCGCAGCGACTGCCGCCCCATGCGCTTGCGCTGGCGCGGGTTGAACTCCCAACCGCAGTTGCAGAAAAAGCGTTGCAGCAACTCGATGGTTTTGTCCTCATCATCGGTCAGCTTGTGCGAGGCGATAGCGTGTCGGACAACGAAGCCAGGCCCAAAGCCGGATTCCTGCACCTTGCAAAACGCCTGCATCTGGCGCACGCGGGTCATGACCACAGCAGACAGCACCGGGGTCTGATCGACCATCGCCCGCAGGGTGTCGAAGTTCATCATGCCGGGTCGCTCGATGTACTCACCCGTGATCGAGTAGTTCAAATCGTCCAGGATGACCGACTGCACGCCCTTCTTGCCGCTGTTTTTGGAAGGGAAAGGCACGGCCACGCGGGACTTCATCAAATCCTGCTCGTCAGATTGCCGCATGATGTGGTCGATGATCACCCGCATGTTGTCCGCCGGAACGATGGCAGACCGGTCAATGCTGGCTTTTTGAAGCTCAGACTGAGCATCAAGGCGCTCGTCGGCTGGCGCGTTGGGGTTAAAGGCAGTTGCTGCGGTGTTTTGACTCATGCACGCATCGTGCAGTCACGACCGCCAAAAACTGAAGCCCGGCCTGTTTACAGCAAGCCAGGCTCCTGATACCAACCATAACGACGAACCACACGGCTGGTGGGCTGCGCTTCACTGATCTGCCTGTTTTGCCCGCCATCAGTGGACGGGAAAGACACGCTGCACCCGGAATCGTTCACCGACTGCAAGTCCGCAACAGGCACTGCGGATTTTTCAATTCTGCGGTCACGACCCAGACGCGATGAACATGTCGCACCCGTGGTCTTTGGCACCAACCGTGAAGTTGCGCTCGGTGCAGTAGCCCTGCTCCTTGTCGAACGAGACACATCGGCCACAGACCTCGCCCACCAGCGGCTGGTCAGCCAGCGCCTCGAACACGCCAGGCGCAAGCCTTGACAGCGACCCGGCCAAGGCTGGCTGCATACCACCCAAGCGGCCAACAGGGTCAGTCCAGAAAATCTGCACCGGCTCATTGCCAATCAGCATCGAGAAGGCGCGCGAGCAGGCATCGACCTGGTCATCCCAAGTACCGTTAGGGAACATCCTCATTTCGTTGATTAGCGCAGTGTTCCAGTCGGCCCGGAGCATCAGCACATTTCCGACGTTGACCTGAGAGGCGAACGGCTCGCACCGGACGACCTTGTTGCCCGACTCAGGCGTAGCCTTGACCGAGTAGCCCGCAAGTTGGCGCAGCAGATACTTGACCTGCGTGACACCAGCCTGGCCGGGGTCTTGCGGGATAGACACCCGGCAGTTGGCACCGTCGCGCGCCGTGGCGTTGACCAGTGCAGCATCACGCTCGTCCGGCCCAACGCGAACCCGAACCATGTCGGCGATGATGATGCGCCCGTCCGGCAGCCGACCCATCTTGGCCCCGGCAGTCCAGTCGCCCGTGGTGGTGGACGCAAAGTCCCAACCGCGAACCCACTCAATCGGCCCGACCGGTAGCGCCTCGATGATGGCGATGTTGTCAGGCTTGAGAATGCCGCCAGCCAACGGGGAAGGGGTTTGTTGATACTGGCCTGAAAAAGTGTAGGGGTCAGCGGCCTCCATCTGGCGCAAAGTGGCGATGTCGAGCTTTTCAGGCCACAGGGACTCACCATCGTCGGTAATGGCGGTCAAGCACAGGTGCTCCCACTTTTCGCCGCTGCCGCCACCCAGCAGATACCCGGTCATGTCGTTTTCGTGCAGTCGCTGCATGATGACGATGATCGGGGTGTCCTGGCTGTTCAGGCGCGACATAAAAGTGTTGTTGAATCGCCGGTTGATGCGGTCGCGCATCGTGTCGCTGAACGCATCGTCAGGCTTGATCGGATCGTCCAAAATCAGGCAACCAGGAAAAGCATCACATGGGCTGCCGGTTCCAGATCGAACGCGCCCCAGCGCGCCAGCACCAAACCCGGTAATTGGCCCACCGGTTGATGTGGCATACAGACCGCCGCCAACTGAAGTCCACCATTTCTTTTTAGAGTCACTGTCAGCCCGAAGCGCAATGGGGAAAAACCGCTGAAATTCAGGGGACTTGACCACATCCCGAATTGCGCTGGAGTTGTCCAACGCTAAATCATCAGAGTACGAGAGATGGATGAACTTTGCACTCGGGCTGTTGGCAAGGCACCAGGCAACGAACATTTTTACCGCAAGCTCAGTTTTACCGTACCGTGGTGGAATATTTATCACCAGCCGCTTTGTTTCGCCACTGACCACCCGCGTCAGCGCCTCGGCGATGCGGGCATGGTGCCCGGCCACGATAAACCGCTTGCCGTACTGCGCCAGGAAAAAGTACCGTGTGAAGAACCCGAGGTCATTCAACAGCTTGACCTTGCACACGTCATCAGCAAGCATTTTCCAAATCCTCATTGATCTTGCGCAACTGCTCGGGCGTGTGGTTGTTGACCGCAACATTCACTGACTGCCCTACGTTGACCACAGTCTCCGGGGTTTTGCCCAGCACAGACTCCTGCGCCCGGCCCAGGCCCGAGGCAGCCGCCGCCAAATCCTTGAATGTGGCGTTTTGGCCCTCCCGCTTGACCTTGGCAACAATCGTGTTGGCGACCAGCAAGTTACCAGACTGGAAGAACTTCTTTATTTTGAAGACCTCATCGATAGTCTCGGTAACCGCGTTCACCATGCGTTCATCATGAACAGCGGCATTGTTAAGTGCTTGTTTAAATTGGATTCCGGCGTTCACAATGGGCGCAACATCCTGGTCAACGCCCTTGCAAATCTTGTTGACCGTGCCAAGGCTGACCTTGCGCTTGTCCGCAATATCCCGCTGGCTCATGCGCCCCATGCGCCAGTCGAGCAGAATGGCATCGGAAACGACCTTATCGACTGGCTTGGCTGACATCAAGTCACTTTCTTGTTGATTGGTTTTTGGTTTGGTGTTATCGTTGAGCCACCTTCTGCACCCACGTTGTGGACAAGCGGTATAGACCCAGCGTGCGTAGTTCCGGTTTTGCCACCATCCTGGCCGGAAACAACAGAGGGCACCTCATTTGCATCATTTTGGCCGTACCCCGTCATGAGCCAAGAGTCGCCGCCATCAGCACGCAACAAAACGACAGCGACACCATCGTGGGTGATCACGGACTTTGTACCACCTGCGCCGGTCTTCGTGTTTTGGTAGCGTGACTCAGAATGCGCTCCCCGTGCAATTGACTCAACAATCAAATCAAGGAACCCAACTGCTTGCGATTGAGCAAATCCATCCTTGCGAACCCTGGCCTCCAGAATATGGGAAACGCCGTAGCCACCTTTGCGTTTTCCTTTTCGATCAGGCGGGTCTCCTTCAGTCCCCCACGGGAAATCAATCCATCCAAACTCTTTGCGGTACATGGCGCGTTTCACGCTTTGCTTTTTTGCAACAACGCGCCGCATCGCTCTCTTGCCAGCAGAAATGCTGTCATGCAAGGATAGATCGCTTCCATCCTTGACGTGATAGTGCTGCTGAACACCGTCCTTGCGGGTCAGCAGCTTTGCCTCTGTGGCCTTGATGAACAAGAGAACCATCAGGTCAGACCACCCGCTTAATCGGGAACAGATTGCTCTGGCCCTTGCGCTCCTTGATGTACTTACGGCAATCATCAGCCAACCAGTCGTGCATCATTTGGCGCGCTTTGTCAGGTTGAAACAGCTTTGCTGTGCGCTTCCCAGAGTGGGCCCGTTCGCCACCGGGTAACTGGCAGCCACGCTTACAAAGGATGTTGCTCATGCGAACAGAAAGCCCAGGAACGCCTTTGATCTCGAAGTCATCGAGAAGCACGCCTGTCGTTACACCGGCAGCAGTTCCAATCTGGCCTGCCGCCAGTCGCTCCTCAAACCGATGCTCAAACTTGCGCATATCTGCGGCAACATGCTCCATGACAGCGGATAGAGTTGTCGTGATGATGGCGGGAACCATCTTCTGAAGCAAATCGATGGCTTCGGACACAGTAAGTCCAGCCTGATGCGCACCGGGTGCCACATACACACCGGTCTTGCGGATTGCAGGCAAGACTTCGCTGGTGACCCATTTTTTGAACCTCTTGGCTTCGGGCTTGCGGCTGGTCAAAATCAGACTGTACAGGCCGGATTCGTTGATGATGGTCATTTCCTGATCACCGCCAGGGGTCGGAATACTATTCCGACCCTTTTCATCGTCATCCAGGCGCATGACCATCTTATGAGTTTCATCTAGGCCAAGTGCCTCACAAACATCCGCAGCAACGAACCAAGGCTCGCCACCATCACGCCTCACAACGCGAACTTGCAACTTTTCAAAACTGAATGGAATAACTGAATTTGTCATGATGATCCTAAACCCTCTGAAGATAGGTGTCGCGGCAAAGGCCCAGAGGGATCAATACGCCTTGGTTCGATAGCTAATCTAGCCGCGACACCTAAAGAATCACGTCACGACTACATTAAGTGGTTGACGCTCATAGACTTTTTGCGGGACAGCCTCAAATCTTGACTGCTTCGCTGCCAGATGCCGACCACTTGGAAGTTAGGCGGTCGATGACCTCTTGCGGGAAAGACTCGCCGGTCACTGCGTGAACAGGCACGCGACCGGTGTAGTTGGCGTAACGGACACAGATCACATCGCAAAATCTTGGGTCATATTCCATCAACCGAGAGCACATGCCAAGGCGCTCGGCAGCCATCATGGTGGTGCCGGAGCCACCAAAGGCATCGATGATGATGTCGTTGGTGCGGCCATGATTGCGGGCAAGACGCTCCCACAGCGCCACGGGCTTGATCGTTGGATGCATCGTTGAGCGAATTGGCCGGTTGAAGTGAAGCAAAGTCGTTGGAGCCTCCTCCACCACAGCGTCAGCGTTCACATACAAAACCTTGTCGCCATGCCGGACAGCGTAGCGGCCATCCTCGACCTTTTCAAAAGGGGACTCATCGCCGAACGACTGCACCGTGGTCTGCTTGCGGCCACCGAACCAAGCGCGCTTTGCCCCTGGCTTGATGGCGTACAGGATCGGCTCATGCCGCCAGTGGAAATCACCACGCCCGAGCACAAGAGAATTTTTCACCCACATCAGACAGGTTTTAAGCTGGAATCCAGACTCAATCAGCGCCGTGCGGAAATTGATGCCCTCGGTGTCTGCGTGCGCCACATACAAAGCGGCACCAGGCTTCATCACGGAATACGAACAGCGGTAGAACCCGAGCAGGAACTCCTTGAACTTCGAGTCGCTCATGCTGTCGTTCTTGATCGTCATCGCCTCCTTTGTCCCGCCCGTGTACGAAACGTTGTAGGGCGGATCACAAACCTGGAGGTCAGCCAGTTCACCGCCCATCAGCGCCGACCAGTCTTCCATCTTGGTGGAGTCGCCGCAACGAACGCGGTGGGCACCCATCACCCACTGGTCACCCAGCTTCGAGTGCGCCACCTCCGGCACGTCAGGCACCTCATCCGGGTCTTTCTCGTTGAGCAAGTCCGGATCGAGCAAGTCGGTCAGCATGTCGCCGAAACCCAGCAGTTCGAGGTCGAACCCCTCCAGCTTCAGGTCGGCAATCTCCAGCTTGAGCATGTCCATGTCCCACCCGGTGCCGAAGTTGGCAATTTGGTTATCAGACAGGACATAGGCCCGCCGCTGGACTTCAGTCAGGTGAGACAAGTCCAGGCAAGGAACACGGGTCAAGCCCATTTTGAGGGCGGCCTGCAAACGGCCATGACCAGCCAGGATCGTGCCATCGGCGATCAGGATCGGGTTTGTCCAGCCGTACTCCTTCATTGAGGCACAAATCAAGTCAATTTGTGCCGGAGAATGAGTCCGAGCGTTGCGGCTGTAAGGCGTAACTTCGGAGACTGGCACCATCCGAATCTGCATGGATTCAATTTGTTCAGTTTTCATTTTTTCAGTGGGCAATGTGGTGTGGCCTCTCCAACAGCGCCATCACCTCGGGCACGTTGCAGATAGTCAAATTGAAGTTGGAGTCGATACAGGCGACGCTCACGCCATCGGGAGCGTTTTGGTTGACGTGCCGCAAGACCGGCAGGATTTCATCCAGAGTGGCCTCGGGCGGGCAGCGCAGCAGCAAGACCTGACCAGCGACTGGTGCCAGCTTGGTCAACTCGACATCAATGAACTCGGCGTTCAAAGCTCAAGCCTCACCGAAGCCTTGAACCGCACCGACCGGCGGGCAGGGATTGGCACCTCGGCACCCGTCCTGGGGTTGCGGCCCATGCGCGCCGGGTTTTGTTTGACCTTGAGTTTGCCCAGATTGATCAGGCTGACCTCGCTGGTGGTGCGCAGTTCCTCGGCCACCAGCCGGAACAGAACTCGAACGATGTCGTCCACCACCACCATGGGCTGGTCGGTGTCTTGGGCAATGCTTCTGATCATTTCATTGTGAGTCATAGGTTATCCTTGGTTAATCAATTTCAAAAAGCTCATGTTTCGTATCGCGGTACTTGACCACAGGGATGACCGGCTGCGGCCTGGGCACCACTGCCACCTTGCGCCGGATCATCGTGTTCAGTTCACTCGCCCACCCGGGTTTTGAAGCACAGCGCAGCAAAGCGTCATGCTTGCCCACATGGGCACCACACATGCAAATATCGGATACATGGTGGTTCGAGTCGGCCCCGCAGGTCGGGCACCAGTAATAGTCGCTGCCAGGAATGCGAACGATGTGAGATTCACAGTTGCGGCAGACATGACCAGTCTCAAAATGCAAAGAGGCTTCTTTGGCTTGGCTGGGCAGCACCCGCCGAGAGTCCGACCACAAAGACATTAAATTTTGAAGTGCCACATGGAGTCTTTGCATGAATCAATCGTCCGTTTTCAAAAATAGTTAGCTGATTGGCCCAGGCAGACATGCGCCGATCCAACACCAAATCCACCAAACCCCAAACCTTCTGCGCCGTCAGACGCGCCTCGACCGCGCAGGATGCCTCGATCAGATACATGGCACCGTTGGCAGGGCTGACGTAAACAAAGCGAGCCAGCGGCCTGTAATCCCGAGGCTCGACCCCTTTCGCGTTCTTGCCAATGCGCCACTCGCGCTCGCGGTTGTAGCAACTCATGCAGAACCGACCCATTACCATGCGCCCGGCCCCAGCGCCACAGCGCACGCACACCATCTTCTTCTGGAAGGGCGCACCCACCTCGACCCCGGCGTTTTTGGCACCGATGGGACACTCGACGCAATATGGAAGCCGGAACTTCCACTCCTTTGTCTGCGCGGCCTTGTGCTGGTTGGCACAACTCACGTCCGACAAGTTGAGTTTTCCCGGTATCCGTGGGCACTGGAAAAGCTGCATTGAGGCTCCTGTTCATCATGCTGTCACGACCTGATCTGGCGAAACCTTTTGAAAAGCAAGAGCTTTGTCACGCTCGGCACAACCGACGCAGCCTGGGTCTGCGTACCGGTCAAATCTTGCGTAATTGCAGTCACGCGACATGCGAAACGGGATGGTTGTGCTTACCGGCAGGCCGGTGTCACGGCTGATGCCGTGAACTGTTTGCGACTCAACGAAGGGCGCGCGGTTTCGGCAGCCATAACTCATCACAGAAGCCCCGCCCACGGACTCGAATACTCGCGCCAGCGGTCGCCGCGCTTGATGCCGTTGACCAGCGACAGATCGACCCCAAAGTGCGCAGCAAGCGCGGCCCCGGACTCATCGCTTGCCCGGATAACGCGCACGTCATCAATCGTCAGCTTGGCGAACTTGGCGCGCTTTGTCGCGGAAATCTTGGCGGCACGCGCCAGCCCAGTCCATGCGCCATTTTTCGCGGCAGCCTTGCCGACAGCGGCAATAGTTGATGCCTTCATGTGTGCCGGATTCAGGCACAGCTTTTCACCGCAGGTCATCACGATGGGCGTGCGCGGCTTGAGCACGCCACCAGCAAACGCGAACACCTCCCTGCGCGCCAGGGCGACACCATGAGAGGATTTGTAGCTTGGATAGCCACCCTTGGTCGTCGAGCCAGTCCAGAGGTAGCAGTCAGCGAATTCCTCTGTCCTGTCGATGATTCGCAGGATTTCACAGGTTTCCGGGAATGCCTGGCGCGCCGTGATTGTTGGTTTTTTCATGTGTTGAGTGCCTCGATGGTTTCAGCAAGCAAGTCCATCTCATCGACCTTTCGGGCTTTGAGCAGCCGTTTGTCGCCATGGATGCCTTGCGGCCCCGTGTGGCAGGCCGGGCACAAAGGTATTGCCAGCCAGTTCTGCGCTCGCTGGGCCATGCCCTGGCCCTCGCGAGCATGGTGGATGTGGACACCCTCTGATCCGCACAACGCGCATGGGAGCGATGCCACTCGATCAAGGTATTTTTTCTCGGCCCGGGTCATGGGCACCCCCGCTCGAATTCCCGGTGCCAGCCGTCCACGCAGGCATACCTCTGGTTGTCGTCCAGCGCAGGCCAGAGTGCCGCCTGGGCGTAATCCGTCCACAAAAAATCATTCATCTGGCGCGTGAACTCCAGGAACCCGGCCTCATCGAGATTTGTCCAGTTGATCGACTGTGGAACAGCCACTAGCACACCGTCGCGGCCAGGAAACAGGTCTACAAAGCCCGATCCCACCTTGAGGAAGTCCAACAGGCGGTCGAGATCGTCAAAGCGTTCCTGCCGGTCAAACAGCGCGGCCAGCTTCGCAAAAATGAATTTGTGATGGTTCGGGCTGCGCGGCAGCTTGAAACTGAAGTTCATGGTTTCACCACACTCAAGCTCGCCGACCACCTTCTTGAACTTGATGAAGGCGCGCCTGCCCTTGTCGCCGAAGCCCTCAAGCCGACCTTGGTTGTTTTTGAAGACCACAAGACTGGTCATTGCTTACGCTCCCACTGCCGCGCGGCCCCAGGGAAGTAACGCCCGGTCAACACCCCGCTGACCATCGACAGACCGATTCCGGTCAGGTTGGCGATTTGAGTGGCGGTCAGGAAGCTCTCCTGATGTAGCCGATGAATCTCAAGCGCCTGCTCGAACGACAGGCCGTCGGTCAGGCCGGATGCCAAGGTGGTTTTAACGTCCATCATGGCTGCACCCCTATCAGCCGCTTCCCAGCATCAGTCAGCGCAACCTCTACCCACGGATATTCGCCGCCGGTTTGCATAAGCAGTTGCACATGATCGGTGCGCACACCGGCAACAACCGTGGTGCACGACTTCAACAAAAGCCGATCCATTGTTTTTGCGATGAATTGGTTATTTGATGCCTCGAAGGAGCTGAAGCCCCCGGTGCCCCTTGAGCCTGCGCAGCGGCCAGCTTTTGAGCCTTGCCGTCGGCATTCAGCCGGGCAGCTTTCTCGCGGGCTTCGCGCCGGAGCACATCGGCACGCACCAGGGGCTGGCCTTCCTCATCGACAGCGATGTTGTACTGGTAGCCTTGGTACTTCAGCCCGCCGTAGAAACGGGCTACCGACAACCCCGTGTTTCGCCAGCCGTAGATGCGATTCGGCGGCTCCTGCTGAGTCATTTGTTCAGTCATGACAGCGCCTCCACCACCACAGCAACGAACGGTATGGCGTTGTACATTTTGGTGACAAAGGCCCGAGCCACCTGAGAATCGTCCCTCCAGCAAACGCCGTTCAAGGCGTCTGAAACCGCCTTGAGGCAGTTGTCACCATCGGGAGTCTTGGTGACCCACTCACGCGTGATCAGGTTGGCCGCTATCCGCTTTTTAGACCAGCTTGATGGGTAGGCAAAGAAACACTCAACTGTCAGCGACACAGCGCCATCCAGCGGCTGCAATGCGCCCATGGCCTGCTTGCCGAGATAGGCCACCTTGCCCTCGTAGCTCTCGGTGGCCTTTGGCGTGTACATCCGCGCCCGGCCAGCCACCATCGTGGCGCGCGCTCTGCCCTTTGCAACGGGATTACCCGGCACTGTGAATGAAATCATTTGCGGTACGTCCCATCGATAAAAGATGCCATGAAACCCAACACCAGGCCCAGGCCGATAAGCAGGCTGGCGACCAGGAAAAAAGGCGCAGAAAAAAGCTCGCGAAAGAATTTCATCTGATCCTCTGATCTTTGAAATACCGGTTTTGACAGTACGAGTCGCACCAGCGCATCACATCGTCCAGAATCTCGTCACAGAAAAGGCAGCGCCCGGTCGCCACGATCACCCGGCCAGGCGTGCGAGCGTTGCGGATCGCGTCCGCCAAGCCAAGCTCGTCGCGGGCTTGCGCGTTGTCAATTTCGTCCAATTGCTGCCTCCTTTTTGGCGTTGATGGCATCCCTGACACCGGACATCAAGTCCAGCCAAGGGAGCTGCTCGTGATACCAGCGCAGCGCCCAGCGGGCATAGGCTTCATCTTTTGATTTCATGGTCATGATGTGGGCGATCAGGTCGTCTCGGTTGAGCATTGCAGTTCGACCCGTTCACGCAGGCGCGGCCAGTGGGTGTCAGCCATCGAGTGGCACACCTCAGCCGTGCCGACCATCAGCACCAGAAAATCATGCGAGTTGTCATCCAGAAACCACTTCTGGTTACCGGCCAGCATTTCAGCCACCGGGCGAACGTGGAACTGGTTCGTCTTCTTGCTCCATTCGAGAACGTGCTGGGTCATAGACCATTCCCCTTTGAAAAAGAAGCCTTGGCAGGCGCAGAGCCTGACCAGCCGCCAAACTTTGTCTGCTCGCCCAGGTAGTGGAGATTGATCACCCCACATCTGCCATTCCTATTTTTTGCGACTGACACCTTGGCGTAATTCGTCCAGTCACCACCAAGCTCTGGCTTGGCCTGGATTGGTCGATGCACGAACACCACCACGTCAGCATCCTGCTCAATTGCCCCGGAATCTCGCAGGTCGCTCAGTTGCGGTGTGGCATCAACACGCTCCTCGACTTTGCGATTGACCTGCGCCAGACACAGCACGGTCATCTCAAGCTCCTTGGCAAGCGTCTTCAAACCCCGGCTGATTTCCTCAAGTTGGTAGGCCCGCTGCTGCTTAGCATCCAGCCCATTCATCAGGCCGATGTAGTCCACGATCAGGACATTCAAACCGTGCAGTCGCTTGATGTTTCTGGCCTTGCTGCGAACCTGATTGATGTTCAGTCCACCCTGGTCTGTGACGAAAAAATTTCGGCTTTTTGCACGCTCAACACCCTCGACCACACGATCCCACTGCAAGCCGCGACTCGGGCGCTTGACGTGGGATAGGCGGATATTGCCCAGCATCGCCGTCATGCGGTCACGCACCTCGGTGTGGGGCATTTCCATCGACAACATGCCGACCGAGTAATGCGCCGACATTTCAAGCCCGATGGTCATCGCCAGCGCAGTCTTGCCCATCGACGGCCTGGCCCCGACGATGATCAACTCGCCCGGCCTGAACCCGCCCTCCAGCAAGCTGTCGAGGTCGTCAAGTCCGGTCGCCCATGCCGTGATCTTGCCGTCAGCCCGGTCTTCCAAAACCTGCGTGTGGCTGTTCATCCCCTCCCAGGCGCTGACCCACTCGTCACGCGGAGCCTCGTCGATCAGCTTTACCAACTGGCCCTGAGCGGCCTCTACCCGGTCTTCGATGGTGCGGTCGTGGTTGCGTGCCAGCCCCGATATTTCAGCACTGACGGCCAGCAGCGCCCGGCTTTTGAACCGCTCGATCACCATGTCGGCATAGCGCCGGATGTTGGCCGAACTCGGCACAAACTGCGCTATCGCGTTGAGCTGCGCCATGGTGACACGGCCATTCAGCGCCATGCCGACGGTGACGACATCGCAGTACTGTCCGGACGTGATTTGCTTTGATATTTCTGAAAAAATCACACGACTGAACGAGGTCGAGAAATGCTCGGCCTTGAGTCGGTCGCTGATGCGGTCGAACGCATCGTTGTCGAGCAAAAGCCCGCCAAGCAGGCCGTTCTCGGCATCCAGGCTGGCGAACATGGCGCTGGTTTCTGCGCTGTCTTGCGCCGACTCAGCCTCGGGAAATGGGGTGTCGAATGTGCTCATTTTTTATTCCTGATTGTTTTTGTACTTGCCTGTCAAGACTTTTTCAAAGTTTGCTTGGTTGACTAGCCACCCAAGGTCGCAAGTGAACTTGCCAGTTTTGCCAGTCAGAAAATCGGACTTTCCAACGTAATCAAAAAACCGAGTAAACCAAGCCACAGCATCGTCTTTCGTTAACGCCATGCGCTGCCCAGCGCGCTCGCCGGACTCGTATTTCTCAGTCAAAACCCAACGCCACCTGGCACGAAGTGCTGGAGCGTTCTTTCCAGCCCTCCACAGACTTTTCCGTGGCTGGGCCAAAGCTGGAAGGCACTCGCCAAAAATATCGATGAGTTCTTCGTGAGGGCAGTCCGGGATTCCCAATCCCGGAGAAGTAGCTTTAGCTACTTGGTATTCTTCTGAGCTATGGGGAGTTAAGTCAGGGAGAACCGAATCGGTTTCATCTTGGAAACCCACTGGGTTTTTATTTTCAAACTCGATGGGTTCTTTTTTGGGCCTCCCACCCTTTGCGCCATTTAACCTAGCGGCTTCTACAGCAGGCGCTGCTAGGTTAAGCTCGATAGAAGCCCGTGGGTTATTGCGGAACCCGGAGCCATCAACCGGGAAGTACAGGTCAGCGACAACACGAACGGCTGATTGCTCATCCTTTGTCATTGCCCTGCATATCCTATAAAGCTCATGCATTTCAGAGGGCAGGGGATGCTCTGTGGTGTACACCTCATCAAGAAGAAGGGTGTACGCACCATGCTGCGCCAGCGTAAGCCGCGCCGTTTTCCTGGCGTAGTCGGACATGAACCTCTTGTAGAAATTCATACGGCCCCGCGCTCTCCATGCTCGAACCGAGCTTTTCTGGCGGTAGAATAAGCGCCAAGGACTGGATGAAAAACACAAGCAGTGCAGAAAGATTTGTGGTCAACAACCCATCCTTCATTTGAGCTTGAATTTTCTAGTTCGGAATATTGTTTAAGCCTAAAAAGGCCAGACAACAACCCTTTCTCAACAACAGCAACATCAAACGCCCCAGACATCATCGGAACAAAAGAAACCCAACCTGAAAAAATACTACGTTCATCCAAAAATATTCTTTTGTGGAACACTGTTTCGTTTGTTACGCGAGGTATGTCGCCAAGCAGGATCAATGATGTCTTACCATCAGCAAACCCAGGCAAAGGACTCTTTGGGGAAAGAATGCTACGCATGCGATCAAAGTCATTTTGAAGACCTTTCGGATCGCCTTTTACCTCGACAAAATCGTTTGATCTAGGAAGATAAAAGTCAGGCAAGTAACGATGCCCGCCGCATTCATAACCTTGCAGTTCATACTGCCACTTGATGCCAAGTGCATCAAAGAAAACAGCCCATCGAGCCTCAAGACGGCTGCGGAAAAGGCAGCCAGCGTATTCAGTTTGTATTGCGCCGTGTGATGCGGCATTGAAAGATTCAGCCATGATCGGACTCCGAGTTGTGTGAAAACTCTGCCGACAAACTCTCACATTTGGCGGCAGTGCTGTTGGATGTGAGAGGCCGGACAACTCGCGTGGCGAAAACCGGCATGGCTTGCGCCATTCCAACAGCACCGCCATAACTGGTGCAATGAAAAAAGCCACAAACTGATCGGTTGCGGCTTTTGACCGCGAATTGTTTCGGACTCTCACATCCGGCCCAGGCTTTTTTTGCCTGGGACTTTCCGCAATGGTACAGCATCTTCCCAATCGTTCCAAGGCCAATCAAAAAAGATTCACCGAGTCCGTGCGATAACGCACGTTTCGCGCATTCAGATGCAACAACGCGCGTCATACGCGGTCAACCTCTGTATGTGTTGCAGCAGACTTGTCCCCGGCAAATAATTGATCCCGAGCAGCCCAAATCTGACGCTCTCGT